GCATACTAACTTAATTGAGACAAAGAAATTGCACACCAAGTCTCAGCCCCCAACTTTTAAATCTAATGCTATGTTTACTACAAAAGGATTTGCTAATAATAAAGATGATGTAAATAGTGCATGGGTATTTGAATACTATCTTACTCTACCTGAAAGGTTAACCGGTCAGGATATAAAGATTAAGTCAGTGTTTAATCCTAATGAGCGTACAGCTTCTATGTGCATCTATTTATGTAATTATACTAATGAATATAAGTTCAAAGATTTTTCATCAGGTAAACAAGGTAGTAAGATTGATCTAGTCTGTGAGTTATTTGGTCTTGACTATTCTAAAGCATTGTTTAGGATAGTAGAAGATTGGAATAAATGGTCTATGGATGGCGGTGTATTTGACTATGATGAATTTACTCCTGCTCCTAAATATAAAGTAGACTTTGCATTGCCCCGTGATTGGAGTAAGCAAGATGCTGATTATTGGATGCAGTTTGGTATTAGAAAGAAAGTTCTTACAAAGTATAATGTGAAACCACTAGAATACTTTACTATGATTAAGGAAGGAGATGTAATTGAAAAGATCAAGATAGCCAATGGATTGATCTATGGATATTACAACAATAACAAAGTATATAAGATCTATCAACCATACAGTAGTAGAAATAAATTTACTAAAGTAAATGAGTATCTACAGGGTGTGGATCAATTGGAAGATGACTTGTACCTTGTTATTGTCTCCTCTTTAAAAGATGGTATGTGTATACAAAGCATGGGTTTTGCATTAGACTTTGTTGCTCCTGACTCAGAGAATACTCTGATCAAGCCACATATTATTCTAAATTTTAAAGAAAGATATCAAAAAGTTATATCTTTGTTGGATAATGATGAGTGTGGTCACAGCGCAATGAAGAAGTATGAAGAGCTTTATGACATCAAACCTATATATATTAAGTCTGAGAAAGATATATCTGATGCTGTCAAGAAGTATGGTGTTGAGGCTGTTAAACCTAAGCTCCAAAAACTAATTGAAAATGCAACAAAATAAATGGTTTATACCGGGTAATGTACCTAGTTCTAAAAATAGTAGACGTTGGACTGGAAAATATTTTATAGCTAGTAAGACAGTTATGAAGTATAGAAAGGACACGGCTAAGTATTATAAGAAGTTTACTAAATCCTTCCAAGATGAAGTAGCTAAGTACAAGTCCCCGGTATTTATCCATTTTACTTTTGTCAGAGGCACTAGACATAAGTTTGATTATATAAATCCTACACAAACTGTACAAGATGATATGGTAAAACACGGTTGGATTGATGATGATAACTGTGAATTTATTGTACCATGTTTTAATGCATACAAGTATGATAAAAATAATCCAGGTGTAATAATAGAAATAAATGAAAAGTTTAATGAAAGAAGAGATGACAATTGAAACATGGACTAAACTTATACAAATGATGAGATCCTCCAATATGGAGGATTTTTTTTTGGGTTTAGAGCTATATAAAAATATGCAACGTAGTAAAGCCTATGACTTATTACTTATAAAATCTTTTGGTGGACAAAAACGCAGAGAGATTATTGTAGGTATTAGACATGTCAGTCCGGTTCATCCTATGTTCATGACATTGGAGGATATAAAAGACCAATGTATAACAGAAAATGAAAAATTAATATTTAAAAATTTAGAAAATGAGTACAGCAACTACAAAAGTAAATCTAGGTAAGATAGTTGATGATGTCTCAAAGGCATCAAAGACACTTATGTTTTCTGAACCTTATTATGGTTTATTCCTCATAGGTATGAACAAAGTATATAAAGATGACTTACCAACTGCCGGTGTAAGTAAACTAAATATGGGAGTGCAGCTTGCAATTAATCCAGAATACTTTGATACACTAAATGAAAAACAACAACAAGGTTTAATGAAGCATGAAATATTACATGTTTCACTT